AGCAACCTGAAGTCGATTCCGGTATCCGTTCTGCTACTGGACGAGATCGACGAAATGAGCCAGCGAGCTATTCAGCTTGCTTTGGAACGACTGTCCGGCAGCCTGAGTAAAACGGTCTGGGGTATTTCCACTCCGACCATCCCTGGCTACGGAATCGACAAACTCTTCAAGAAAACGACTCAGGAACATTTCACATTCCAGTGTCCTTGCTGTAGCAAGTGGACTGAATCGATCTGGCCCGATTGTGTGGAAGTCATTGGCGAAGGTCTCCAAGACCCCCGCTGCCACGAGTCATACCTGAAGTGCAAGGAGTGTGGTGGCAAGCTTCCCCATGAGGCAAAGCCCGATTGGTTGAAAAATGCCAAATGGCATGTGACCAACTCCAACAGTAACCCAGACATGCGTGGATTTGCTATCTCGCAACTCTACTCGTTCACAGTCACACCAGGTGAGTTGGCAGTCGCCCACTTCACTGGATTTGGTGACGAAGCAGCCAATGTTGAATTCCACAACTCCAAAGTTGGCATGCCATACATCGGCGATGGTGCCAAGGTTACTGACGACGACCTCGACGAATGCATCGGAAACCATACCAAGGACGATCCGCGTCCCACTGGTGGCGGCAGAGTCATTGTTCTTGGGATTGACCAAGGGAAGTGGAACTTTGCCGAAGTGACAGAGTATTTCTTCGACCGCTACTCCACTGACTTGAATGTGGCGGCAAGAGCCAAGGTGCTCTACCAAACCAAGTTCCATGAAGAGGACTTCGACACATACGTTGATGAGATGATGCGGGAATGGCAAATTCAAGCCTGCGTCATAGATGCCGATCCTCAGATCATGGAAGCTCGTCGCTTTGCCCGCCGTTTCCCAGGCTATGTGTGGCTGTGTCGTTTTCGACGTGGCGTGACCGGTAAGGAAATCTCAGTCGCTGACGAAGGCGACTACGCACCGATCGCGACTGTCGATCGAACCAACTGGATGAGTGCTGGACTCGGACGTTTCCGAGAGCCTCGACGAATCTTGTTGCCACGCGACGTGTCCATGGAATACCGGGAACACATCAAGTCTCCGGTTCGCACGTACGTGAAGCTTGGCGGTGAGAGCAGCACCAAAGAAGAACAGAAGAAACAACAAAGCAGCGACATGGTCGCCACGTATATTAGTACTGGCCCAGATCATTATGCTTTGGCCCGCGTCTACAGTGAAATCGCATTACCCTTCGCTGCTGCCCTCGATTCCGGCGAAGATATTTCCAAATTTCTCTAAAGGGGAGCCCTGATGGTTCAGCAAATCACCGATTTCCGCCTGCCGGGATTTTTGGCGTCCACCACGGATTGGACAAAATACCGACTGACCTACGAGGGTGGGGTTGACTTCAGGACTCAGTATCTGCAACAGTTCACCACCCGCGAAAGCGTCAAAGAGTTTGAAGCCCGTCGCGACATGACGCCCATACCCACTTTTGCCAAGGGTGCGATCCGAGATATCCGTAATGCATTCTACCAACCGATGGTAGACATCGTCCGACGTGACGGCAGCAAAATGTACCACAAAGCCGTCTCGGGGCAGAGTGGTGGCGTCGACCGGCGTGGATCCAGTATGAACGCCTTCATTGGCCAGAAAGTGTTGGAAGAATTGTTGGTGATGGGGAAGGTAGGCGTCTTCATTGATGCACCCACGGTGACCGACCATGCAACCTTGGCAGACGTGGATGGCTTCCGGCCATTTTTGTATGTGTACAAGGTTGAAAATATCCTCTCGTACGCATGCACGGACCCGGAGAATCCTTCGGAATTCAAGTCGTTGTTGCTGCAAGACACCGTCATCGAATACGACAAGACAAATGGCTTGCCCACGGCTGAGGTTACCCGTTACCGACATCTCTGGCTCAATGAAGATGGCTTCGTTAACGTTCAGTTCTACAACAACGGGAATGAGTTAACGGATCGAGATGGAAATCCCGATGGGCCAACTACGCTCAATTTGCGAACGATCCCGTTCGTCCTCTTGGACATCGGTGACAGTCTGATCAAGGATGTGTGTGAGTACCAGATTGCAATGCTCAATCTCATATCAAGTGATGTGAATTACGCCTTGCAGGCGAATTTTCCCTTTTATACCGAGCAGAAAGATCTTCGTAAAGTCGGTGGCCACCTCAAGACGGCAGCCAACCCAGATGGGACAGCAACCGCTGGAGGGCAAGGGGCGCACGATAACGAGATCAAGACGGGTGTCACTCAGGGACGTGCCTACGACAAGGACATGGATCGTCCGTCATTCATCAATCCCTCCAGCGAACCGCTGAAGGTGTCGATGGCACTCCAAGCGAAGATGGAAGAGGACATTCGCAAGTTGGTCAATCTGGCTGTGCAGACGTTGGCTTCTCGTCAATCTGGCGAGAGCAAAGCGATGGACAACCAGGGACTCGAAGCGGGCCTCAGTTACCTCGGTCTGAAGCTGGAAGCCGCCGAGCGGCAAATTGTTGAGTACTGGGCCGCTTTTGAAGAAAGCGTTCCGCGCAACCGCAAGATCGCGACGATCAAGTATCCCGATCGATACAGCCTGAAGAGCGACGAGCAACGAGTTGATGAAGCCACCAAGCTATCCAAGGTGATCACCAACACGCCAAGCAAGATGGCTCGTAAGGAACTGTGGAAGACGTTGGTGTCCAAGTTGCTTGGCGGCAAAGTCAGTCCCGATCGACTCGAAGAGATCATGGTCGAGATCGACCAGGCGAAGTTCACCACATCCGATCCCGACCTGATCATCCAAGCGAAAGATGCTGGCCTCGTTGGCGAGCAACTTGCTTCGATTGCTCTGGGCTTCCCGGATGACGAGTACAAGCAAGCGAGAAAAGATCATGAAGCTCGCTTGAAGCTCATTGCTGATCAGCAAGGTGTCCTGGACAAAGCTCCGATTGGTGCGGCCTCCCGTGGGGTTGTTGATCTGGATGATGATCCAAAATCTGGCGAAAAGGAAAAGGAAGCCAGTCGCGATACCACGTTCCAAGATTCCACTAAGGACCGCACTCGCGGCGAAGGGAAGAACAATGGCACCAGAGACTAAAGACACCATCGAAGTGAAAATGTTGAAGCATGGTCACGCAGTAGTTGGAGCGACCGCTGCCAAATTGACACTGCTTGACTTTCCCTGTATGAAGGGGGTCTTGCTTCGTGCCCCGGGTGCGGATGATCCCGTTCCCAATACCGCTCCTATTTGGATCGGTAGTTCGGCTGTGACAGCGGATTCAGACCCGGGCACAGGTGGGATACCAATTCTCCCGGGAGAGTCCTTTTCGTTACCGATTGACAATCCGACTGATGCTTGGGTCGTGTCGACTGCGGCTGATCAGGATCTTGCCTGGCTAGGAGTATAACATGAGACCTCATTTCGTCCCGTGGAGAGGCTTTGCCTTCGGCAGAACCCCAGGTTTCAAATCGACTTTCTACCCGCCGGGCCAACCGGCAGCGGGTGGGTGGCCTGCTTGGGAGGAATCCCACACCTGGTCAGCATTTCAGACACCACTGGACGATTACACAACCGGTGACGGGGCGAGCTTCGTTGAGACAGTCGGTACTTTTGGGACCCTCACGAATAACGCCCATTGGCACGGCGGTGTTATGGCACCTAATGGGATGGTCTATGGTATCCCACAGAACAGCACTCAAGTCCTCAAAATCGATCCGAGCGATGATTCGTTAGGTTCGTTTGGGACTCTCAGCGCGGATGTTGGGAAGTGGAACGGAGGTGTGTTAGCTCGGAATGGCATCATCTATGGCATCCCACAAAACGCCGACGAAGTACTGAGAATCGATCCCAGTGATGATTCCACCACCTTGATCGGCAATTTGTCGGGCTCAGTTAAATGGGCTGGCGGTGTGTTGTCACCACAGGGGAACATCTATGGCATCCCGAGAAATGCCACGCAAATTCTGAAAATCGTTCCTGGTGCTGACACGATCTCAGTGTTTGGAAGCTATGCCTCGGGTTCAAAATGGATAGGAGGAGTTCTCGCGCCAAACGGCATGATTTATGGAATCCCGTACTGGAGCACTACCTTCTTGAAAATCGACCCAAGCGATGACTCTCACGAGGAAGTCGGCAATGTTGGGTCAGCCGATGAAGATTGGATTGGAGGCGTTCTCGCGCCAAATGGCAAGATCTACTGTATCCCGTACGACAACACCGCCGTCCTGTGTCTCGACCCAAGCGACGATTCTACCACCACTTTTGGCAACTTCACAGGCATAAAGAAATGGAACGGAGGTGTCTTAGGTGCGAATGGGATGATCTA